CCTGAGGACCCCATCCCCTGTCAATAGCGCCGCATTCTGAGCGCCGACGCCCTGGGCCACCTTGAGCCGCTGTTCGAAGGCCCTCAGGAGGCTCTCCGCGGCGAGGTATTCGCACCAGAACGCCAGGGAAGCCTCCGGCGTGAGGCTCCCGTCCCGCATTTCCGTCCGTACCCTGGACACCACGGCGCGCTTCAGCCGCTCAACCTCCTCCTGGATGATCGGCAACGTGAGCGCGAGGGTCTCAATCTGCTTAACCTTCGCTAGGTCCGCGCTCATCGGCCGACCCCCAGGGCCTGGGTGATCTGCGTCATGTCCTGCGCCGCGCCTGGAAGCGCCTCGGGAGGGGCTTGACCGGGGGCCGGGGCCCCTCCCTGGTTCGCTTGGGCCTGGGCAAAGGCGTCCACCAGCTGCTTCATCTGCTTCTCACGCTCCGTCATGGTCAGCTTGGTGATGTCAACGTCAGATAGGCGGAAGAGGAGCTTCAGGAACTTCTGCATGTCCACCTGCTGCATGAACGCGGCGAGCAGCTCCGGGCTCTGGCTCATGAACGCCATGAGCTGGAGCAGGGACTTCAGCATCCTGTTCTTCTGGATCAGGCTCGAAATGCCGTGCGCCTGGAACGTGACGCCCCGGCTGGCGAACTCGCGCCGGCGCTGGAGGATCGTGTTGAAGAAGTCCTCGCCCGCAGCGGCCCTCAGCATGGGGTCCTGCGGGCTCATGTGCTGGAGGCCGGTCTGCCAGACGAGGTCCAGCGTCGGGTCCAGCCAGCGCGTCTCGATAGTCTGCGCGACCGAGCGGATGATCGCGCTCCCGGACTCCTGGGTCTGGTTGATCTCAGTGGCGCTCGTGCGGCCCTTGGGCGCGAAGCCGCCCAGGCTGATCTCATTCTGGCCCGCCGCCTCGGTCAGCTCGGCCTTCAGCGAGGTCCAGAGCTGGAAAGCCTCGGGTTTCAGCGCGCCGAGGTCCACGGCGTTCAGGAACTGCTCGGCGCTCGCCCCATCCTCAAGGAGAAAGAGCTTGTTCGCGGTGATGCCACCGGCGAGCTGGCCCGGGTCAATGAGCATGCTCGGCACACAGGCATAGGCTTTCATGCTGGACATGAGCACGGCGTCCAGCAGCAGGTTGGTCATCGCGTTGAAAGTGCGCGAGACGCCCCCGAAGTCCTCCATGTACGAGCGGCCGTAGACGCTGAGCGGAACGGTCACCAGTGGCGCGAAGGTCATCCAGTCCTTTTTGTGCCAGTAGGGGTTCGGCTCGGGGCCGCGGATCAGGAACTGCTCGTTCCCGACCACCATCAGGGCCTCCTCGGCGATCACATTGCCCGAGTTGTCCACGACCGTCGCGATGTACTCGTCCATCAGGATCGGCTGACGGGTCGAAACCATCTGCTGGCCGTGGCCGGTGAGCGCCTCCTTATCGGACTGCGACTGCTGCTCGATGTGGGAGACCATCTGCTCGATGGCCTGGATGTTGAAGATCGGGGCGCCCTTCTTGTCCTTCCGGGTCGCCATGTCGCGCAGGGTGTGCTTGTCCAGCTCAACCCGCCGAATGCGGTACAGGTTGCGATAGGTCGGGTCGAGGTAGACTTGGCGCGGATCGACCGTCTCGATGGCGACGCGCCCATAGCGCATGTCGTCCTTCCAGGTCGTCACGCTTGAGCACGCCATCAGCGCGCCCAACTTCATCTGCTCCTCGAACACGGCCGGGAAGCCCAAACAGGTGCCCGTTTGGTTGCGGCCGACCATGGAGAGCCAGACGTCCGTCATCCGCTTGATCGCCTGGGTCATATCGCCCTCGGCATCGGCGGGGTCCTCGACGGAGTAGAACGCGGTCGGCGAGGAGACGAGCGCCTCCTTCAGCGCCGCGGCGAAGCGGTCCACGAAAGCGGGCACTTCCGGCAGGTTTTCCTTCGCCTGCCAGCTCGCCTTCTTGGAGTGGTCGTAGCGGTTCCAGTAGAGGTCGAGGTTCTCGGCCCACTTGGCGTCCCTTTGCGAGGGTCCGCCCTCACGCGCCGCCTTGGCCTCCTGGAGGTAGCCTTGGAGGACAGGGACGATCTTCAGGGAGTTGTCCTCGGTGGGCCCCTGGAGCATCTTGTCAGCCATGAGGCCCTCTTAGGTGAAGCGGCCGATTGCGATGACGCTCAGGTTCGCGCCCGTCGTGATGCGCCAGGACCCCTCGACTGAGTACATGCCCAGCTCGACCACGAGCGGCTTCAAGTCGGCCGTCCAGGTCGCGCCGGTGTAGAGGGTGTAAGAGGTCGCGCTATCGATCAGGAGCACCTGCCCGGTCGCCGTGGTGGCGGGGACGATCAGCACCCTCGCGATGTAGTCGCCGAGCGCGCCGGTGGCGCCGAGCACTTGGTTGGTCTGGGACGCCGCGACACGCTCAAAGTGGCCGCTCACCGGCTTGCTCAGCGGCGAGTCACTCGCCTCAATGACGCGGGGGACGGTGACGCCGGTCACTCCGGCGCCAGCCGCGATCCCGGCTTGGCCCACGATCAGGTTGACCTTAGCACGGTCAGACTCGTCCCAGTCGTCGAGGATCGCGAGGGAGGCAACTGCGGGGTCATCCGAGCCGAGGGTGACGCGCGCGACCGCGGTGCTCACCGCGCCGGCGCCGCCGACCCAGTCGACGGCGGTCCCATCAGCCCCCAGGCCGATCTTGACGCGCTGCCAGCTAATGCCGCCGATCTCGTCGGTCGCGACAGTGCGGCCCGAGCCTTCAGTGACGTCGATGTTGTCGGCCATTGGGAGTCCTTACCTGTAGATTGCGCCGACCATGATTACGTCCACGTCGCTGGCGTCAGCAGCGCCGTCCGCAGCGATCAGGGGTCGGATGAAGAGGGGCCTCTCGTCGATTGTCCGAGAGGGCGTAGCGGCCGCTAGGGTGCCGGCGCCGATGGAGAACCAGTTGCTCCCGTCGTTGCTGCCCTGCATCTGGACGGTGACGCTGGTGTCGAAGTTGCCCACCGCCTGCGCGATGAGGCCCTCGACCGGGCGGTTGACGCTAACGGGCGCGCCGCTGTCACGGGTGCCGCCGTTCTCCTCCAGGCCTTCCCAGGTGACCTTCAGCTGGATGCCGTTGAGGATTTCATACTTGGCTGCGCGGACTGCCATTGAGGACTCCTATTGGCCCGGCTCTAGCGGGGCGCCATCTTTGGGCGGCGTCCAGAGCGCCGGGACCTTCTTCCCGATACGGAAGAGGACATCCTCGGGCCGCGTGGACGCCGGAGGTACAAAGTACTCCGCCGAGGCTTGGTTGGCAAGAGGGGCCTGGGGCCGGGAGCCCATGCGGCCGACCGGGAAGAGGATCGCCGCGCCGTAGCCCATGGCGTCGCCCGGGTGGCTGTGCATGTTCTTCACTGGGTCGCCGCCGGTGATGCCGCCCCGGCTCACGTGGAAGTAATAGCCGCCGCGCAGCGCGTGCCAGACCTGGGCCGCCCTCTCTCGGTCCACCTGGACCATGCCCTTGCCGCCGACCGTCCGCGTCAGGGCGATCTGGAGGGGATTGATCCGCTCCCAGAGCTTGACCGGGCCGTCGCGCCAGGTTCCCCCAAGTCGCGTTCTAAGAGCCCTAACCGCCGTCCGAGCCGTGCTAGTCTGCTCAGGAGTCCGTCCAGCTGGGTCCCCGATGTGCCGTAGAGGACACGCCAGACGACGATAGCGGTCCACCCACAGAGGCAGAACCCAGTTCTCAACCAGCTCCTCCACGCCGATCCCATCACCGACCATACAGTCGAGGATGTTCCAGTGGCCAAGCGGCGTTCGCTGCGTGAGGATGCAAGTGGGGTTATGGCCGAAGTCCCACAGCGCGAACACGTCCATCCGAGGTAGAGGAGTGAGGCCGAGGGAGAGATGTAGCTTATCCGACCACTGCGGCGTAACGGGCTTGCCGATTTGCTGAAAGCCAAACTCGCCTTCGACGAAACGCCGAATGAGGTCCGGACGATGTCCCCACATCTTGCGCAGCTCGGCATAGTAGCTAGCCGGTAGGTGTGCAGAGTTCTCGGGGATTTGGGGCTGCCAAGTCTTGAAGCCCTCCATGCCGGGGTTGACGAAACGCCGATAGGTCCAGTGTGCTTCATCAGGGTTGTTCTCCGCTAGCTTGGCGCCGTACCAGTTCATGTTGCCTTGGCGGAGGCGGCTCATCGCAATGTCGAAGATCATCTCGTCCACGCCGGCTGAGCCGACAGCGGGCGCCGGCTCATCGATGCCGAAGCC